AATGTTACATTTATTTCCGCCCGCCCAGGAGAAGCAAAAGAAACACTTTCTGATACAAATAAAATTAAAACACAAATGGGCTGGGAGCCAAAAGTAAATCTTCAAGATTGGATTAAATCCCATCAATAATTAAGATGGATACAGATTTGTGGGTTTTGGGTGGAGACCTTTCTTCTTAAAATATTTACAAAACCTATCTGATAGGATATAATAAAAAAATGAACCTTGTTCAAAAAGCTATTGAATCTGGTGGATCAATTACCCCACTAATAATTCCCGCAGACGTATTTCCTGGGACGGGTTTAATGAATGCTTCAGTTTTTAAAGACGATGACGGTCAAATACTATGCATTATTAGACATATAAATTACACCTTATACCATTCAGAAAATAATAAAAATTTTCCTTCAGTTTGGGGACCACTAGCGTATCTTCATCCAGAAAAAGATATGAATTTAAGAACTACCAACTATTTATGCCGTCTAGATGATGACTTTAACGTTGTTGATTCTACAAAAATAGATACAAGTATTTTAGATATTTTGCCAGTTTGGGAGTTTGTTGGCTTAGAAGATGCCAGATTAGTTAAATGGGATAATAAATATTATGCAATAGGTGTTCGCAGAGATGTAAAGTCAAATGGCGAAGGTAGAATGGAATTATCTGAAATAGAGTTAGATAAAGAAAAATGGACTGCTAAAGAAATATCAAGAATTAGAATACCATCTCCAATTGATCAAAATTCATATTGTGAAAAAAATTGGATGCCAATAATTGATAAACCATATCATTTTATTAAATGGACATCTCCAACCGAAGTTGTTAAAACATATCCAGAATTACCCGAAAGATGTGAACAAGTTTTTAAAAGTAATTCAAAACCTTTTTCAATAGATCAAAGAGGCGGGACACAATTAATTCCTTACGGCAATAATTATATAGCTATAACACATGAAGTAAATTTATTTAATAATTATTTAAATCAAAAAGATGGAAAATATCGTCATAGATTGTGTGTTTGGGATAAAGATTTTAATTTAATAGGAATTTCACCTGAAAGTTTTTCATTTATGGATGCAGATATTGAATTTGCAGTTGGAATGACTTTTGTCAATAGCGATTTAATTATATCTTTTGGTTTTCAAGATAATGCAGCATTTGTATTAAAAGTTCCAAGAAATGTTATATCGGAAATGTTTGATGAGGCTATAAAATATGAATTCAATTAAAAAAATTATTGAAGATAATTGTTCAAAAATTTTAGACCCAATAGTAAATTTTGATATAGCAAATGAATATGAATATTTAAATCAAACTGCATCTGCCATATCTTTTTATTTAAGAGCATCAGAATATGGATATGAAACAGAACCCATAATTACATATAATAGTTTGCTTAGAATTTCAATATGCCTTGATAAACAAGGAGAAAGACCAAATAGCGTAATAAATTCTTTATTACAAGCAATACAGTATATGCCAAATAAACCAGAAGCTTATTTTTTGCTTTCAAGTTTTTATGAAAGGTTGGCCAGGTGGCAAGAATGCTATACCACCGCAGAGCTAGGGCTTATAAACTATAAAAGAGATCAAAAATTACCCATAGGGGTAGACTACCCTGGACCAAATGTATTCTTTTTTGAAAAAGCCGTAAGCGGTTGGTGGTTAGGAAAAGAAAAAGAATCTTTAAAAATATTCAATGATTTATTGGGTCAAGATTTACCTCCAAATTATATAGAGGCAATTAAATATAATTTAAAGGTAATGGGAGCAAAATAAATGCTTTTATTTATCAATTTGGTATACTTATAGGATATGAGCCTGCAAACTACCAAGGGTTTTAATTACCCCGAATATACAGATACACCAGATGTCCCAAGAGACATCTTTGCCTTGGCTTCAGAAATTGATAATTATTTAACAACCAATAGAGGTCCACAAGGTATTCAAGGTGTACAAGGTTTGCAAGGTATTCAAGGTGTATGGGGTTTGCAAGGTTTGCAAGGAACACAAGGAACACAAGGTGTTCAAGGAACACAAGGTTTACAGGGTTTACAAGGAACGCAAGGTTTACAAGGAACACAAGGATCACAAGGTTTACAAGGAACGCAAGGCGTTCAGGGTGTTCAAGGTTTACAAGGACTACAAGGTGTGCAAGGCACACAGGGCGTACAAGGCGTTCAAGGTTTACAGGGAATACAAGGATTAACGGGTCCAGCAGGTCCAGCAATTGCAATTACCCCAGTAGAAGCTGCAACAACAGGACCACTCTCTAATTCACCAACATATACGGCGGGAACACAAATAGGTGCTGATGGTGGATATGGATATCAATCTAAATTAACAGCAACAACATATGGTGCATTAACAATTGATGGATATACTCCGACATTTGAAGATATTAATGATAGAATTCTTGTTAAAAATCAAACAGATCCAAAACAAAACGGTATTTATAATTTAATTCAAGGTGACTCAACTCATTATTGGGTATTGACTCGTTCATCTGATTTTGATAACTATGGAACAATTGAAGTTCAAACTGGTGTATTTACAACAGTATACGGTGGAATAAATAATTTAAATTCAACATGGATGATGAATAATCAAGATGGTTCAGGGGTTGATGAAGGAATAGTAATAGGAACAGACCCAATAACTTGGATAGCAACAAATGGAGTTGCAATTCAGGGTATTCAAGGTATTCAAGGACAAGCAATTCAAGGAATTCAAGGTATTCAAGGAACTAATGGAATACAAGGAGTTCAGGGAATTCAAGGTATTCAAGGAATCACAGGTTTGCAGGTACCAGTAGTTTCTAATGCAAAAACAAACAATTACACCATTACCTCATCTGATTATAATAAATTTTTACAGATGAATGGTTCTTATACATTTACTGTAGATACATCTTTAAGTTCCGCCCCAACAGGAACACAAATAAATTTATTTGCTTTAACAACAGGAGTTTCAGTAGTATTTTCTGGAGTTACTGGATACTACACTCCAGGTGCAAAATTAAGAGACCAATACTCTTTAGCAACTTTAGTTTGTATTGCAAGTAATGTTTGGGCTTTAACAGGAGATTTGAGTATATAATGCCAATTTTAGGTTCAATAGCAGGAAGCGGTAAATTACCACCTAGCGCACCAACAATAGTTTCAGCCACAAATGTTGGGATAAATAGACCATTTAACAATGGAGCAGCAGTAGTTACCTGGACAGCGGGAGTTCAAAGAAAATACCCAGATACATCTTATACAGTTACTTCTTTTCCAGGAAACTATAGCACTACTGTTTCAGCATCAAGTTTAACAGCAACAGTTCAAGGATTGCAATCTGGAGTAAATTATGTATTTACTGTAACAGCAAATAATCAAATAAGTTCTACTCCTTCATCAAGTTCTTCTTCTGTTTTTGTAACAACCGTTCCAGATGCCCCCGCAAAGCCAAGTTTATCAAGCCCAACAGCTGGACACGACACATTGTCTTGGGTAGCTCCAGATTCGGGCGGGTCAGCCATAACAGATTATTATTATTATCCAGATGGCGGAACTTATGTAGATGCTGGAAATGTAACATCTTTAGATATTACCGAAACAATGGGTTCTGTAAATTATTTTCAAGTTTCTGCAATTAATGCAAATGGACAATCTTTATTGTCTCCAACATCAGATTCAGTAACCACAGCATTTAGCTTTGCACCATTTGGCTTCGCACCAGTCTTTAGCTTCGCACCAGTCTTTAGCTTCGCACCAGTCTTTAGCTTTGCACCAGTCTTTAGCTTTGCACCAGTCTTTAGCTTTGCACCAGTCTTTAGCTTTGCACCAGTCTTTAACTTTACACCATATGGATTTTCATCAGTATTTAATTTTACACCTTATTCATTTTTTAGCTTTTCATCTGGATACTCTGGGCCAAGATGTATACATGAAGATACTTTAATAAGAACATCTAACGGATTTGTAGCTGCAAAAGACATAAAAGTTGGAGATAAAGTTTTAAGTTTAGATATAAATGAAATTCCAGATAATGGTCCAAATGGAGAAACACAGTACGATTATACAGATTGGCAATCAGCAACACTTACATCTCAAGATGGAATTCAAGAAACAACCGTCGTAAGCTCTATTTTATTAAATAAAGATGCAACCCTTTATTTTAATGAAAAGCAAGATAGTAAATTTAGTTTTGATCATCCTGTTTTTTGTAAAAAAGATGGAATGTATCAAATATTACAAGCTGCTCTTATTGAAGAGGGTGACATATTAATTAATATTTTAGATGACGGGTCTATATCTGAAGAAAAAGTTAATTCAATAGGTATAGTAGAAGGAACTCAAAATGTATATATGTTTGATATGGAACCACAAGACTGGTTTATCGCTGGCGGTTATTTAGTTCACAATAAATAATGACAACTCATATTAATACAAAATATTCTGATTTAAAAAATTTTGATCAGATTAAAAATGATTTATTAAAACCTTTACACTTATATGCACAATACATTTCTCCAAAACCAACAGAGAAAAATGGGGTTTATACTCAATTGCTTTATGCAGAAATTTTAATAAATTTTTTAAATGATGATAAAATAAAATTAATCTCAAGAGCAGCAACCCAACAATTTAAATTAATTGATTTAGATAGCAACGAAGCTCCTTCAGATTGTTTTAAATCTAAGTATGCTTTTTATGTATCTTGGTTTATTGATAAAGATGTTGATGTTTTAATTAAACAATCATCTGATGCAATATGTATTCCAAATTCATTAAAGATAAATTTTAACAAAATATATCAAGAACCCAGAAAAAAATTACAAGAAGTATGGGTTCCATTTTTTATAAAAAAAGAAAGTCAATACATAAAAAGCGATCATGGAAAACTTGATTTAAACATGCCTATATATGATATAATGATTTTAAATGGATAAAATAATAAAATTTTGGCCAGGAAATCCAGAAGAAAAGTCAGAACCACCCGTACCAGCTAGAACAATAATACCTAAATGGTATAAAGATATAACTTTATATAATAGGTCTAATAGTCCAGCGGATGCAAAAATAATAAATTATGATCAGGGTGTTGATGGCTCAGCACTTTCTGTTAAAACTTGTGGACCATTTTATGATGCAATGTCAGCAGGATATCAATATGTTTTACCAGAAGATATTGCAGTTACAATTAATGAAAATGGAACACCATCAATAACCTGGGAATCTGAAAATTTTTTTATAAATAGATTACCAGATGTTGAAATACCAATACCTCCATTCTATCATCCAGTAGCTTTTTCATTTAGAATGATATATGGAATAGAATTGCCAAAAGGAAGTTCAGTATTAGTAACTCAACCAATGAATAGATTTGATTTACCATTTTGGATACCTTCTGGAATAGTAGATGCAGATACAAAATTTGCCCCGCTAGACATAAGGTTGTTTTTAAAAAGAGATTTTGAGGGGGTTGTTCCAAAAGGAACTCCAATAATGCAAGTTATACCCTTCACAAGAGAATCTTGGAAAATGGAAGTTGATAAGAATAAAGAAAACATAAGTGAAAGATTATGGTTTCATGAAAGAAGAAGAACATATCTGCATGGATGGTATCACAAACATGCCCAAGTTAAAAAGGAGTATAACTAATGAAAGATCATAAGTTTTTTGAAAAATATTTAAATAATGATTTAAGTCAACTGTCACAAGAGTTGCAAGAAAGATACGGTTGGATTGAACAGGCAAAAGTTGGAAATGTAACACCAATGAATGGTAAAGAATATTGGGTAGAGTCTGGAAGCATGTCAACTGTTAAATGGAGACAATATAATGTTTTTCAATTTCACAGCGAAGGAATTTTTAATCTTTACAAAGGCATTTCAGATACTGTTAAGGAAGCATGTAATTATTATGAACTTGACTTTAATGAACAAAAGTTTATGGTTCAGGGATGGTTTAATATAAATACATCAAAAGGTGGAAAGTTAGATTGGCATGATCATGGAGAACCGTATGCACCAAATTTTCATGGCTATTATTGTGTAAATGCAGAGCCATCAATAACTCATTACCTTGTAAATGGAAAACAAATAGAAAATGTAAATAAAAATAACAGACTTATTGTTTCAGAAATGGGTCACAAACATGCCATGGGAGACTGGTCCTGGGAAGGACCAAGAATTACTGTTGCATATGACATTGTTCCTTTAAATAAATTGCCAAAAAATCCAGAAGCGGAACAACATTGGATACCACTACTCTAGAAAAAAAAATCAATATCATTTGTATTTCTTATAGAAATAAAAATATAATTCAAACTATTTTAAATGCAATTGAAAATGCAGATAATCCCGAAAAATTAAAATTTTATATTTTAATTCAAGATAGTAATCAAAAAAAAATAATTATACCAAATGCTGAAATTGAAGTATATTATTTAAATTGGGATTCTATGCAAGGGTTTTCTATTAATAGATTTAATTTAATAAAAAAAATTAAAAATAATGAATATATACTTTCAATAGGACCCGAAACAAATTTTTTAAAAAGTTGGGACTCATATTTATTAAATAACTATCAAGACAATGTAATTACTGTTGAAGATGAAAAAGTAGATATAAATTGTATGTTCTTAAAAAAAGAAATAGTTAATATCTGTGGTTACCCTTTTTACTTAAAATTATTGGGAGAATCAGAAGATTTCTCAATTAGGTTATACTCTAACAATATAAAAATAGTTAAAGGAATTTCTGATTTTATAAAAAGTAAAAATTTGTTTCCATATGATTATTTAAGTTTTTCTCAAAGCCATAAATATTATGAAGTTGAAAATTTATTTAAATTTGGAAAAAATTCTTTTTGTGATTTATCAAAAAAGAATAATAAATTTATTGAATATTCAAATAAACATACATTAAAAAAAATACATCATCAAATGGATGACGTATTTTATGAAAGTACAGATTTTCCAAATTTAGATACAGATAGATTAAAGTTTGGAAAGGCAAAGTTCAAAGGATAAATTTAAAAAAATGTGCTATAATCTATATATAACAGAAAGAATATAAATATGCATCAAATATCCATAATTGATAATTTTATTGAACAAGAAGATATAGACGTATTAATAAGTGAAATAGATAATCCATCAGAAACAAACCCATATCCAGACTATTATTCAAATAGAAATGGTGGAACTTCTTTGCCATATAACGACAAGGTTGTTGCTATTTTAAAAAAATATGGTAAAAAATCTAGTGAAGTTCATAAATTAAAAAATAATTTAAGTTCAACTGTTTATACAACCAAAGGATATTCTTCAAAATGGAAACCAGGAAGTGCTCTTGAGCTACACATTGATGATGTAGATCTTGAAGAGTTTATAGAATATAGCACTGTTATATATTTAAATGCATATCCAGAATACAATGGGGGAAAAATTTATTTTCCAGAAAAAAACTTTGAGTATGAACCAGTAAAAGGCTCAGCTGTATTTTTTCCACAAAAAGATAAAAGCTATATTCACGGGGTTACAGAAATAAAAGATGGCTATAGATATACCTTGTTGTTTCATCATAGCTCAAATATTGAGTTTGCTGATCCAGATTTAATATGAAAATACAAGAGTTAGATTTAGGTTTAGTTTATATAACTGAAGTAATAGAAAATCCAGACTTAATAATAAAAGATATTGAAAATCTTGATTTTTTACTTAAAAACAATATTGAAAAACAAAAAGTATCTTCTGCTAATGTATGGGAAAAATGGCAAGACGGAGAAGATTTTTTTTGTTGGCAAAAAAATATACCAGATGTAAAAGATATAAACATTAACGATCCTTTTTATAATGAACAATTAAATATTTCTAAAAAATTATTCACATCTTTAGAAAAAAGTTTGCTTGAATACTTTAAAATATTTCCAATAGCTGAACAAAATATTAAAGGTCGTGAAGGAAGAATGCATATTTTAAAATATGAAAAAGGACATTTTCTTCCACCACACGCAGATCAAGGAATAAGCACCAGAGTACTTTCTGGCTTAACATATTTGAATGACGACTACGTTGGGGGAGAAATAAATTTTCCACAATCTAAAATTAAAATAAAACCAGAAGCAGGGAGCGTTATATTTTTTCCTTCTAACTTTGTATATGTTCATTCTGTAGATAAAATGACTGAAGGAGTTAGATATGCTCTCCCACACTGGTACCATAATGTAAAAAATATTTCAGAATCTACTGGAGAAGCATAATGAATAAAATTATATTTATACCACAACACTCAATGTGTGGTAAAGAAATTGATTCTCCTAAACCTGCAGCACATTCAGTTGAGCAGTGGTATAAAGATGCTCCAAAATTTGCAAGAAGAGACGGCTCCCCAGGAACACTAGAAGAGGCTAAAAGAAGAAAATCTTTTGCCACATTTAAAAACTGCGTCTCTTTTTTTGACATAATGACCGCTGGATACACATTTGATACTGTATGCGACATTAAAGTTTTTAAAGACAAAGATGGAAAAACCAATCTAGAGCTTCCAAAAGGTTATGAAATTTTTGCAGGTAAAAGAGGGTTTACAAAAGATTTTGTGGAACCAGAGGGATACGAAGAAGATCATTTTTATTGGTATCCGCCTTGGTCTGTTAAATTGCCAAAAGGGTATAGTGCTTTGTACATAAACCCTTCAAATAGAACTGAATTGCCCTTTATGTCTTTTGAAGGAATCATAGATAATGATAAGTTAAATATTACTGGCCAATATCCATTTCTTATTAAAAAAGGTTTTGAAGGGATTATTCCAAAAGGTACTCCTTATATGCAAATAATCCCATTTAAAAGAGAAGACTGGGAATCTGAAGTTGAGAAAAAAACCCCTGCAGAAATAGAGCTTTTTCAAACCAGAGGTAATTTTAAATATAGAAAAAACAAGGTAAATTACTATAGAGATAACGAGTGGAATAGAAAAAAATTTAAATGAGAAAGAGTGGTATAATTTAATTATGAGTCCAAAAGGTTTGTGGGGAAAAGAATTTCAAAATCCTGCATTTGTTCAATTATGGGAAAATAAAGTAGCTAACCCCTTTCTTTGGCTACCAAGAAAAATTAAATACATATTTTTGGTCTCATATGTATACTTATTTGGTAAAATAAAAAATAAGTTTTAAATACATCTTTATAAAGGTATAATAGGTTATATGTCCTACAAACAAGCAGTTCTTAGAGATAACCCTATGGGGTTGTGGTTACTTAATGGTCCTTCACAATTAAGGACTTATGCTACATTGCTGCTTGAGTATTCTACATATCAAGATTATTTAAATAATGAACAATCTTACTTGCAAGAAGTTGGATCAACTTATATTAAAGATGATTCTGCCTATCAACATAATGATGGCGGGAGTTTTGGAGGAAATCATGGAGCATTTACAGTAGGGTCACCAAACTTTCAAGATGTAATGACTATTATTACTCATGCAAACTATGATACTCAAAATAATGGATGCAGAATAACAGACAATGTATCTGTAGATATATTTAACATGTACAATGCTTTTAAAGGCGGATATGAAAATAAAACTTTTGGAATAGAATTTTGGGTACTAGCAAAACCAAATACGCCTATAAATTTTCCATTATTTGATTTACTTGCAGATTCTCCAACAATTGCAGGATCACATGAAAGAATGAGTATTTATATAAACGATGATTTAATTTATTTTAAAATAAATTTTTCAGACGGAACAACAAAAACTACAAAAAAACAAATATCTTCTTGGGATAGCCCGTTGCATATATTTGCCAGCGTAAAAGATAAAAAAATAAAAATTTATGTAAATGGATTGTCAGACGAAACCATAGACTTAGATAAAAATTTAAATTATTATTTAGATCAATATAGTCGTTTTAGAATTGGTCCAGCATTACCTGGAAACAGCTTTACAGTTAACGGATTAGCTTTTTATGACTATGAATTATCATTAAATCAAATTAGAACTCACATGATGTGGGCACACAGAGATGCTGAGCCAATTGAAAAATCAAGGCAAACAAATGTTTCTAATTTTTCATTTAACAATGCAGGAAAAGTAATTTTTTCTAAAAAATTTTCTACACCAGAATCTTATAATCAAGGATCATTTTTAAATACAATACAAGATAATACTGGAGTTACTATTGCCAAAAATTTAAATGGTGGTTCAATAACTGGAACATGGATAATTCCAATTTCAACGGTATCATATGAAAATTTTGCAGGGATACAAATGTCTTGGGATACGGGTTCTTATTATGAATCAACATCTTCAAATAAATATGTAAAAGTAGAAATTTCATATGATAATGGAAGCACTTATTATGAGGTGCAAAACGGAACATCTTTCCCATATTTTGTATCTTTATATTCCTCAGTTTTAGCTATTCAAATGTTGATAAAAGTTACAATATTTTCTCCAGACACTTCCCTGGACTATCAGCCAAGAATAGATAATTTAAATCTCAATGTATATTCAAACATTAATGAATTATCTGACTCAGGTTTATTTGAAATTGCACCATTTGCAAGCACTACATATTTAATAAAAAATGATAATACAAATATTCTTTCAAGAGGAAATAATTTAGGAATTAAATTTTATACACAAGATCCTCAAGGAAATCCAGGCTCTGCCGAAATTTCATCAATAGTAACTTATCCTTATCAATCTATAGAATTTTGGTTTCAATATGATGGATACGGATCAGGTGTATTAGACACTGGTGCTGGTAATCCAGATTTATTTATAGATAATGATAGTGTTCTTCAAAAGAATTTCACAGGAGGTCATTTGTATGTGAACGGGATTCAAAGAAATTCAAGCCCAATAACGCTAGTGCATGGAGAGGTTTATCACATCACAGTTGTTTACCCATACAATAAAATACATAATATTTTAATAAATGACTCCTATGATGGTTCAAAATCCCCATGTTTAGCAAGTTATGGATATATAACTATTTATCCATCATTATTAACATCCTCAGAAGTTCAAGCAAGATATTTATCATTTATATCAGTTTATACAGGCATTGCAAGGGACTCGGTTACATCACTAGGCTCAATTTTGGAATATGCTGGTTCAATTACTAATATAAATAACGGACAACCAATTAGTTTTCATCGCCATATATTCTAAAAATGGCATTCATGTGTTCATTTTTTGGGGTTTAACGCAATAAAGTGGTATTATAGGCTTTATGGGAAAAATGAAAATAACACCAATAGATGAAGTAAACTGGGGTCTATATGCTTGGCAGATGCCAGATGGATCTATTGTGATGGATGAAGAAGGTGCTTATTTAAGCATCCCGTCCATGAAAGGCGACATTCGCCAAATCAAGAAACTAAAAGACGTAGCCAGACACTATGGTCTTGAAGAAGGAACTCCAATATTTTTTGCGGGACACAGACCAGTAACAGATGATGAATTGGCAGAACAAAGACAAAGATTAGAATTAGGGCTTGTTCCAGATGAACAAGATCTTCCTGCAATGATGGATTATGTTAAAGAGATGAGGGACATGAAACTTGGCTAATTTAACAGTTGATGACAGTATGGATGATGAGGGAATTGTTGTAAAACTTGATAATCCCGCACATACAGTAGAGCAAGATTTTGGTGACCCATTTGATGCAACATGGGAAGAAATTAAAAAATCAGAAGGCTTAAGTCCAAACTTTCGCAGACAAGCATCAAGACTTGAAAAATCATTTACTGGGCAGGGAGATGCAAAATCTAAAAAACTTGACCCACTAGATCTTACAGGATACTCATTATTTCAAATTGTACAACCGCCATACAACGTGTTGTATTTAGCACAGCTTTATGATATTTCCCCTTATCATCACTCTGCAGTAAATGCTAAAGCAGCCAACGTAGTTGGTCTAGGATATAAGTTTGAAAATACTTGGGCAACAACCATGAAGGTTGAAGAGTCTATGGATAATCCAAAAAGACTTGATAAGTTGCGTTCAAAGATTGAACAAGCAAAAGTAGAACTAAGAGACTACTTAGAATCATTAAACTCAGATGACTCATTCATTGAAACAATGAAAAAGGTCTACATTGACCTAGAGTCAACAGGAAATGCATATCTTGAAGTTGGTCGTACGGCAACAGGAAAAATTGGTTATATTGGACATATTCCTACAACCACCATGAGAATTCGTCGTCACCGTGACGGCTTTGTTCAGGTCGTATATAACCGTTATACATTTTTTAGAAATTTTGGAGATACAGAAACTCCTGATCAAATTGGTACAGACCCACAACCTAACGAAGTAATTCACTTCAAGGTTTTCACTCCTTCAAATACATATTATGGTGTTCCAGATATTCTTTCAGCAAAAAATGCTGTAGCGGGTGATGAATTTGCTCAAAGATTTAACCTAGATTATTTTGAGAACAAAGCAGTTCCTCGTTATATCATTACGGTTAAAGGTGCAAAGCTTACCGCTGATTCAGAAAGAAAATTGCTTGAGTTTTTTCAAACAGGTCTTCGTGGACGTAATCACAGAACCCTTTATATCCCTCTTCCATCGGATGGAGATCAAGGTCGTGTTGAATTCAACATGGAACCAATTGAGGCGGGAATACAAGATTCATCATTCAAAAATTATGCAGTAGAAAACAGAGATCGTATTCTTATTGCACATAGAGTTCCAGTATCAAAAATTGGTATGCCTCAAGGCATATCATTGGCAAATGCTAAAGATGCTGATAAAACATTTAAAGAGCAAGTATGTCGCCCAAGACAAGAAGAACTTGAGTTTAAGATTAATTTAGTAATTAGAGAATTTACTGATGCATTTAGACTTCAATTCAACGAACTTGCACTTACAGATGAAGAGACACAATCAAGAATTGATGATCGTTATCTTAAGGATCAAGTTATTACTCCTAATGAAGTTCGTGCTCGTCGTGGAATGGCTCCACTGACAGGTGGTGATGCTGTTCTTATATTAAATCCTAAAGCAATGCAGGATGCAGCATCCGATCATAGTGGCAATAAAACCCGTGATCAAAATAGAACTTTAAATGCTCCAGATAAAATGGGAACTGGACGTAACGCTAAAGGCGAAGGTCCACAAGAAGGTAATTAAAAATGGCAACGGCATTAGATGTTCTAAACGTTGCTAGAAGCCAAATAGGATTTATTGAAGGTCCTGTTAATGAAAACCCATATGGAATTTGGTACGGGATCCCTAATGCAAGTTATTGTGCAATGGGGATCTCTTGGTGTTTTGCACAAGTTGGATTATCAAATTTAGTAGCAGCACAAACTCCAAAAGGTTTTGCTTACTGCCCTGCTGGATTAAATTGGTTTCAAAGACAAGGCTTAGTTGTCAATAAATATCAGGCACAACCAGGAGATTTAGTTTTCTTTTCTTGGGGTACTGGCGTTGCAGAACATGTTGAAATTGTTGAAGCAGCATCGGGAGATGGATTAACAACTATTGGTTTTAATACTGGTGATCAAAATACAAAAGCAGCAGCAAATGGTGGAGGATGTTACAGAGAACATCGCCCATATCTTTATGTGATGGCAATTGTAAGACCTAAATACCCAGTTCCTGTTCAACCAACAAAATCTGTTGTTACAAATAAGAAAGCAACAGCAACAGTCGCAGCAACTGGGGCAGGAGTAGCTGGAGCATTAGGTGCATCACATCCAGGAACAACTACAACAACACCAGTGCCAACCCCATCACCAACAGCATTTTATGCACCACCTTTTCCTACATCTCAAAATTCATTTAAGTTGGGTCAAACAAATGATGCAGTATTAACTATTCAAAAAGCCTTAGTTAAAAAAGGATTTTTATTATTAAAGTATGCGACGGGAACTATGAATGTTCAAACAGAAGCTGCATTAACCAAGTTTGATAAAACTCTAGGTGTAATTGTTCAAAATGGAGCAGTTCCACAAATAATTTATGATACATTAAAGGGATCATTATGAAGTTAAAACATCATTTTAAATTTCATATAGGTGATGCAAAACAGCTTTTAATAGCCATTTCAGGGGCTATGATTCCATGGGCTTGTCGTGGCTTTGCTCATGACGCAGCAACCCTTTGGTACACCTTTGGAGGCTTTTTAATGGGTGGTTTATCATCACATAACTCCACAGCATCACCAAATGTTCAGCCACAATCTCACATAGAAACTCCCTATGTAAACAACATCAATGATCATAGTTCTGATATTCCACCCAAATTTCAAATACCTGGAACACCGCAACCAGAGCAAACTCAGCAATATCAAAATGTAAAAATTGTGCCAACAAATGGCGGGACAGATAATATCAGTTCAAAAACTATGTGAAAAAAATCACTCCAAATTATGCCTTATTTATAAAACTTGCTATTATTTATTTACATATGGATATTCAAAAAACGTATTGGCAAAACAGCGAAAATTCAATGGTACTTGCTTTTCCTATTGCAAAGGTCAATAAGGAAAAAAGAACAGTATCTGGATTTGCATCACTAGACAATGTTGATAAGCATGGCGATATTGTAACCGCCGAAGCTAGTAAAAAAGCTTTTGAAAGATTCAGAGGAAACATTCGTGAAATGCACGGACCATCTGCCGTTGGTAAGATGCTTAACTTTAAAGAAGATTCTTATTTTGATAAAGAGACTGGAAAGAAATATAACGGAGTTTATGTAACTGCATATATTTCAAAGGGTGCTCAAGATGCATGGGAAAAAGTTCTTGATGGAACTTATACAGGTTTTTCTATTGGTGGAAACATCAATGATGCAAAGATGGAAAAAGCAGATGACGAGGCGGAAGATAGAAGAGTAATTCATGATTACGATCTTCATGAACTATCATTAGTAGATTCTCCAGCAAACCCACTTGCAAACATTTTTTCAATTCAAAAAATGGCTGAAAATATAATTACAGAAAATGTTTTTTGGTGCAAGAATGATGAAGTTGCATCAACATCAACTACTACAACAAAAGATTGCGTTGTTTGTGGAGATAATATGATGAACATCGGTTGGGTTGAACAATCAGATGTAGAAAAGTTTGAAGCAGTTGAAAAGGTTGTAGATTCTTATTTTAAAAAAGATGATGCTCCAACATCAACACACGAAGCAACGGAGACAGCAGATCCAGGTTTGGCGGGAAATGTAATTGATAGCTCAGGCACAATCAATCTTTATCCTGATCAAAACAACAAAAAGAAGATTCCATTTAATGATGGAATTAAAAAGAGTGATGATGAAATTTCACTCAACGAAGGAGGTAATAAAATGGCAGAAGATACAGATACAACAATTGAAAAGTCAATTGATGTAGAGGCTCCAGCCGAAGAAGTTTCAAGCGTTGAAGAAACATCAGAATCTACCCTAGAAAAGGCAGTAGAAATTTCTGAAGTTGAAGATACACTTGATTTTACAAAGATGGTTACTGACCTCAAAACCTTCTTTGGTGAGTCGTTAGAAAAGAACTATGCTTTGCAATCAGCAACAATCGGAGATCTTCAAAAAGTTATTAATGCAACAAATGCAGAACTTGAGAAGATGACTGCTTCACATGAGGAATTGAAGAAGTCTTACGAAGATCTTGTTGAAGAAAATAAGGCAATTAAGAAGACGGTAGAGGATCTAGGTGGCAAAATTGAATATGTTGACCACGCCCTAAAGGGTTTTGAATCCGCAACCGCAGTCCAGAAGTCCATTGGTTTTTCGGAGCCAATGGGTCAAACAAAACCAAAACAAAGTATATGGCAAGGCTCCTTCCTCGGTGTCAATAACCTATAATAAATAAAAAGAAATAAGGTGGTGAAATAAAAAATGAGTAATGAACTTCTACAAAAAGTAATTGATACAACTTCAGGTAGTCTAGGTTCTTCAGCAGTAAATGCATCAGGTGATTCAGCAAACCTTTCAGGTAATGGTCTCCTATATCCAGATCAAGCTAATCGCTTTTTGGATTACATGTGGGATGCAACAATCCTAGCTAAGACAGCCCGCACTATCCGTATGCGTTCAAACACAACCGAGATTGATCGTGTTGCAGTTGGACAACGTATCATGACAGTTGCACAAGAAGATAACCCACGTGACTATGTTGCCTCTTCAGGTACATATTCTAATGCTAATGGATCTACATTCACAGCACAGAACGCACAGTTCAACAAGGTATCTCTTACAACTCGCAAGCTTCGTCTAGATTGGGAACTATCAGCAGAGTCTCTAGAAGACAATGTTGAAGGTCCAGATCTAGAAGATCACATTGCACGTCTTATGGCTACCCAAGCTGGTAACGATATTGAGGATACCCTTATTAACGGTACTGGTTCTGGTAGTGGTTTGCTTTCAGCATTTAAGGGATTCCGTCAACTAGCTCTTGACAACGCACACGTTGTTGATGCTAATGGATATGGCCTTGATAAGACAGTATTTAACCAAGCAATTAAGACATTGCCTCGTAAGTACAAGCAACGTCGTAACCAACTCCGATTCTTCACAGGATCTAACTTGGTACAAGACTATCTGTTTAACCTAACCGCAGAGACTAGCTCTGGCTTTACCCCATTTGATATCGCTTCAGGTATCATTCGTGGTGATGTCGCTGCTAACGATGGTGGTCCAGGTACAGTAACTCCTTTCGCATTCGGTATCCCAGTAATCAACGTTCCGTTGATTGATGAGACCCGTTCGGGAGATTATTCAGGTGCAACTGGCTATCACGGCGAAGTACACTTGACATTCCCGCAAAACTTCATTATTGGTATTAAGCGTGACGTAACAGTCTTCCGCTTGTTCCAACCAAAGAAGGACACAATTGAATACACTCTATTCATTCGTGTTGGTTGCGTAATGGAAAACTACGATGCACATGTTATCGTTAAGAACGTTAAGATTGCAGGTTCTACTATGACCTCTTCTTCATTTGGTTCCGCAATTAACGGAGCAAATGTAACAGGTGGCCTAAACGGAAATACATACTAATTTTAATTAGTTGCAAGGCGGGGGAATACGAAAGTGTTCCCCTTAGCCATTTTCTGATATAATTAACAATGACGAGAGGAAAATATAATGTCATTTACAGATCTAAAAATTACAGAACTAAGAAAAGCTGCAGACTCATTCGGTGTAGATACAACGGGAGTTAAGACAAAGCAGGAAATTATTGCATTGTTAGAAGAAGAAGGAATTACCTATCAAATGTTTGACAAGTTTAATAAGGTTGAAAGAGAAGAAATTGAAGTCCCAGAAGTTGAGAAGAAAAAGAGAGAACAAAAAATTATGAAGACAGTAAATCAAGTACTAGTAAAGATGGAAAGAAGCAACCACTCATATCAAACAAGTGGTCATGAATTTACACAAGATCATCCTTTTGTAGCAATGTCTGAAACAGATGCACAAAGAATTTTTGATACACAAGAAGGTTTTCGCTTGGCTACTCCTAGAGAAGCTCAGGAATACTACGCTTAAAATAAAATAGGGGGTGTTCTGATTGCAAACAATCAACACTAATAGTCAAGAAAAGATTCAATTAGAGGTATATAACAATGGGGTGCTGACTCAAGCAGACAGCATCCCAACGCTATCTATATATGATGCAGATAATGACGGTTCTCCAATAACTGGATTTTCACATTTAACTGCAAATGATGAAGCTCCTTCAGGACTCTATTCTTTTCTTTTAACCCCAGCAATAACCAATATAAATAGGGTTTTGGAAATCAGGTGGACCTATACCATTGGTGGCGTCACAGTAACACAAACAGATTTTTATGCTGTTGAAACACCATATTCTAATGTTTATGAAACCATAGATTTTCTAGGTTTTGGCTCAGTGCCATCTGACATAAATTATGTAGATCCAAAACTTATAGCAAATGCTGAAAAATTAGCAAGAACCATTATAGAGGGATATACTGGTATAAAATTTTATACATATTATGGCGGTCAGGAAATTTACGGTATTGGTGCAGATACAATACATCTAACTGAAAGAATGATAAATCTTGACAAAATTTACGAAAATGAAATTTTAGTTTATGACAATACTCAAGATCCCGCCTACAATACTTTTGGTTACAGTACCGTAATAAGTCCAACGGGCTACGAACTTAGAATTTGGTACCCAGGTTGGCAAGATGGCTGGAACAATCAAATGGATCCAACAATACTTTATAGCGGTAGATTTAGAGATGGATATCTATATCGCTTTGTAGGACAAGTTGGATATAAATATGTTCCAGAGGATATTAAACTAGCTTCAATGCTTTTAATACAAGACATATTATCAAATGATTATAATTGGAGAAATAAGTATTTGCATAAGGTAGACCTTAGCGAAATTTCTTTTGAAATGGCTAAAGGTGCTTTTAATGGTACTGGAAATATTGCAGTAGACAATATTCTTGATCAATATCGCAAAGCAAATATTGTGATCATCTAATGTTTAACTCATCTTTCATAGCGTCTGTTATGAACATGAAAGCAGACGTATATAAGCAAAAAAACACACAAGATCCATCAACTGGTGCAATGACCAGGGAATGGGTTTATGTTAAAACTATTCAATGTAAAGTGGAGCCTATCAAGGTGGGTGGAGCTTCAACAAGATCTGAAAATAAATCTTTTGCTAAGACATCGGATCTAGATTATACTGAAAAATTGCAATTAAAAATGAAATGTTTAGAATTGATGAGTAAGCGTTGGCGTATACAAAATATTCGTTCAAGTGATGATCGTCCTGTTTTTATTGAAATTGATAAATTAGATCAACCAGACACAATTTTTGAAGTCACAGCATCACACGCAGTTTTAGACCCCTTTGCAAAAATTTCTTATTATGAGGTTGTAATTCTAAGAACAGAGATTCAAGATGACAATAAAGCTTGAGGTTAATACTAAAGAGGTTGCTGCAGAATTAGCAGATTGGATGGGTGGAATCCAAGAAATAGTAAACCCGTCAGTATTAACTGAAATAGCAAAAGCTACCTTTGCAATAACAAGTAAAAGATTTATGATTGATATTGATAATTATGCAAGAAGAAATCCTAAAAAAATGCATCATATTTATGAATGGGGCGGGATTGGAAAACCACAATCTAGACTATTTGTATTAGAAAGAACATCTATGTTGTATGGAGATCTTACTATTAGTACAAAATTTTTATCATCAAAATTACCCGTTCCAATTTCTCCAGAATTATTAAAACCAGGACCTACAGGTAAAGTTGTTTCAAAAAAAAATATTTTTAAAAATAAAGCAGAAGTAATGGAATCTGGAACACCAGTATCATTTTCTGCAAAAAGAGTGTTAGCATTTATGGGAAATAATGGAATAGCATTTATATCTCCAGGAACTCAAGTAAATATTTTGCATCCAGGTGGTATTGCAACTAAAAATTCTTTTGCAAGCTATATGCTTGAATGGTATACTAAAAATGCAAGCATTATAATGGATTCATCAGGCTTCTATGAATCAATGGCAAATGATGTAGCAATTGCATTAAATGAAAGTAATGGAAAGGGATCCATTTCAGCTGTAAGATCAGCAGTTGCAAACCTTGCAAATAAAATTGATACAGGGGCGGTAGTTAAATGACAGTAGATTATTCAAGAGTAGCAGCATTTGATGTAAGAAATGCAATATGGCAAGAACTACAAAATGCTGGATTACTTGACCCACAAGATTATTATGCAGATGGTTTTGATTACCCATTAGTACCTATTATTCCATCTCAACAAGTTCCAGAATTTAATAATCTATTGCCTGGAAAACCATATATAACCTACGACATTATTCAAAAAAATTTTGGAGTCCAATGGTGGGTCTCAGAAGAATCAATGATTTTGCAAGTTATATCTAGAAATCATCAACAAATTTTGACTATAATTAATTTTTTAACAGACCTATTTAGAAGATATGAACTCTCAGCAGGAGATATTAATGGTTATGCAAAACCCGTTGGAAGCCCATTTAAATTCCTTTATTTTAGGCTGGAATCAGCAAATCCTGTTCAACCCTTTATTGATGAAGGTGGATTTATGAGCGGGGATTTTTCAATAATTTATACATATACTCGTGAAGTAGATGAAGGCATATCCAACTCTGGAAGATATATCTAAATTTGATTTATTTAGCTTTAATGCTATGATTTTCTATGAGGAAGCAAGTTGTCATCTTTGTTTGTTTTTCTTAAAATAAATAAGGTGGTGAAATAAATAAATGGCTACAAATACAAAAAACGTAATCGTCGGTGCAGCATCTCTATTCGTTTCAGTTGGTAACAGCTCAAATAATACAGGTCGCCCAACAACATACAAATCAGATCTTTCATCTTTAATGCCAGCTAACACATCAGCACGTACAGGACTTCTAAGTTCTTCTGCTTATCGTGAAGTTGGTTATACAAATACAGGTCTTGAGGTTTCATACGAACCAACATACGGTGAAGTAATGGTTGATCAACTTCTTGATGCAGCTCGTATCTTCAAGCAAACACTAAAAGTTATGCTTAAGACCGAACTAACAGAAGCAACTCTTGAAAACCTACAGTTCTCATGGGGTCAAATGGATAGCGTATATGTTGCAAACAATACCAACTCAGTTGTTAACGTTCCAACATTGCTAAATAATGATTCTGCTGTTAACAGCACTCCAGATACACCAGCAGCAACACTAAACATTGCAGCAGGTGCTCTAGGTGATGCTCCAGTAGAGCGTGTACTAGTTGCAGTTGGACAAGCTCCAGCACAAATCGGTACATCAGCAGCTTTCAACGATCCAGCAGCAACAGGTTCAACACCAGTTGTTTCAGTTGGAACAGGTTCAGTAACTACTGTTGCTCGTCAAAAAGAACGTGTCTATGTTGCACGTCGTGTTGTTTCTATTGATACAACAGCTCACGGACTAAAGCGTGATGCAGCAACTGTGTTCCCAGTGAACTTCCGTTGCTTGCCAGATTCTGACTCACAATATGCTGGTGCAGAATATGGCGTAGTAATTGACCGTGTCTACGGTACATTCTAAAAAACTTAATATACAATTTAATAAGATTCAAGCCCCGTCAATTATGGCGGGGCCTCTGAATTTGTATTGACCATATATATTGGTATAATTTAATTAAACAAAGGAGCTATAACTTGGCAACAACAGTGTATGATGTAGTAGAAATTGAATTAAGTAATGGAGAAGTCATTACTTTAAAACCACTACCTATTAAGCAATTAAAAAAGTTTATGGATGCAGTAAAAGAAATGGAACTTCCAGAAAACGAATCAGAAGACGCAGCTATGAGCGTTTTTATTAAAGCAGCAATGATATGCCTAGAAGCATCAAAATCCCCTTTGGCAAAAGACAAAGATTTGTTTGAAGAAACGATTGAAGTTCCTACCATGATGAAGATTCTTGAGGTTTGCGGAGGATTAAAACTTAACGACCCAAACCTACTGGGAGCAAGTCTAGTTGGGACGAACTAGACCTAGCCTCCCTTGAGTCCGAAGTTTTCTTGTTAGGTCATTGGAAAAATTATGACGAACTTGAAAGCAACCTTTCTTTAGATGAATTAATGGCAACATTAAATGCATCAAGAGAAAGAGAAAAACGTGAAAGGAAATTCCTAGCAGCAATTCAAGGCATTGATATTGATGATGAAGATAAAGAACCAGAAGACATCACAGATCTACAAAATGCTAAAATTGCAAAAGACGAAGGATTCGGAATAAACGAAGGACTTGGCTTTATGTCTATGGAGGGGTGATAAGTGGCTAATATTCAATTAAAGATCACCGCATTAGGTGATTTCGCAAGTGTTAATGCCCAACTTAAAGCTTTACAAACCCAAGTCCAAACTTTACAAAAAAGTATTGCGGGAGTAGGATTAAGTACTGATCTTACATCTCAACTTAAAGGAATTCAAAATGAATTCAGTAATGCACTTGTATCAAGTGGTAACTTTACAAAACAAACAGTTCAATTAACTTCTGAAACAGAAAAGTTTGGAAAAGCTTTACAATCAGGTAAGCTAAGTCTTGGTCAATATTTTGGCATTATTACTGGAAGATCAGCAGAAGCTCAAAAATCAGTTCAAGCACTTGCCGTAGAACAAGTAAAATTAAATAATTCTATAGTACAACAAGATATTACAAAGCAAGGTGTATA